TTGCATCGAGAGTTCACCTGCACCTTTCCCGGCAGTACGGGGAAGGTGCAGGTGAACTCTCGATGCAACGATGTGCAAGTGGTCGTTGAAGATGTGGTCGGCGGAATCGGGCCGGACAATGAGATCAATGGTCTGTATTGCGCTAGGGGGGAGTTTCAGGAATCCACGAAGCCATGCACGAGCGGTGGTGTTGGTGGATGTGTTTCCGGCGCGCCGTACAACTACTGCGAGGAGGACACGCTCACGATCCTCACAGCAGCGAGTGCGTACATCCTAGACATCGGAGTCGAGCAGGAGACTACGACCTGTGGTTTTGATTTGACCAATCAGACCGCTCTGTGGATCTGGGCGAACCTCGTGCCGTATCCGAACTACTGCGCGTATCCGACCGAGCACGCTTGCTCGCCCGGAAACACATTCCCTTGCATTGCAACCACGGACACGGCGAAGTGTCGAATCCTCGTGGGCGATGGTGGCGGTGTGCAGTTCTACGGCGGGCCATCATGTCATCCGTGGCAGATCCAGTTCGTGGCCGTTCAGGGCGGACTATCGGTAGGAGATACTTACTCGACGGCCGGAACCCTTCGGTTCACCTGGGCGGGTGGCTCTGGTTCGGGATGGGTCGCATCGCTCACTTCGAGCAGCAACGGCCCGACCGGAAGTCCGACGATCAACACGGCGCAATGCGTGTACCGTCACCGCACGCGCGCGTCGAACGCCTGCGCGTCGGCCGATGGAACTAGTGGAGGATGTACCGGATCTACGATGCTCGCGCAGACCGGATGTGGCGCGTGTAACACCTCTTGCTGCTGTCAAACCGAGGTGCAGATACAGTTCACCGTCTGGGCGCAGTACTACACTCGAGGATGGACTGACCAGAACACGCAGGGCAACCTTGGCGGGCCGTTCAACATCTCGAACACGATCACCGCGTACTACCGTGGATGTCACGACCCGAGGCTCTACTCGACATCGACGAGCGCGGGATCATCGCGAGTGCTGACGCTCGATCGAGCTACGATCACGATGTCGAGTACCGCGCTCATCTCGGCAATTCAATACCGCAAGGCTCCGGGTACTGCCCCCGAGGACGGCGTCGATTGCATCGGTTGGAATCTCTACTCGGAGACCAATCCGTCTAGCGGCTACTCACTCTCTACCGTGGTCGATACCACGGAGTGCACCTGCACGACTGGGGGCGGATGCAACGCGCTGACTGCCGAGGCGGCAACGGCACGAGGAGTTCCCGGAGAGATCACGATCACGAGGATCACACCATGAGCGAGACCTATCGTTGGAAGCGCGGCGACGGCGACCAGAGTCCCTCGATCGCCGACCTCGCGCGCGGGGCCGTCGGCGTGGCAAAGGCCGCATTGGGGCGCGACCGCGCTCCAGAGGATGCGATCACCGCGCGATGGGAATCGTGCCTCGCGTGCGAGCGGCACGACCGGGGCGTGTGTCTGGCCTGCGGATGCTTCGTCGGCGCGAAGATCCGGCTCGCGTCGAGCGCGTGCCCCGAGGCGCGATGGGTGGCCGTGACGGTCTCCGGCGAGGCTCCCTCCGACGCTCCGAAGAAGCGCGGATGCTGCGGCAAGCGCGGCGCATAACCTTGTGGATAAGTGGCAACGGTTGCCACCTCCGATAACTCCGCGCGCGTAAGTCCCGCTCCCGTGGATACTTGTGCGAGCCTATAGAATATCTTGGATATCCTATTGACTCGCGGCGAATCTGGCCGATGATGTGTGGGTCGGGAACGAATCCCGACGAAAGGAACCGAACCGTGAACCAGTCAATCGAAACGATCATCAAGAACGCATTGTTCACCGAAGGCGTGCGCGTCGCCCCTGCGAACTTTGGGACTTACACGCGCTGGTACATCACACGCGGTAACGCAGGCTTCAACGGGCCGATCAATAACGGCGAAGGCTATGCAAGCCAACAATCGGCGATGAATGCGATCGCTCGCTTCGAGAAGAGCGCGGCGATCAAGCGAGCAAAGATCCGTTCGATGATCGAGGGAGGCCGCGCGTGAGCGACCACATCCGCCGCAAGTTTTGGGCCGAGCTGAAGCGACGCTACGCGCAGGAACACGCCCCAGTCGATGCAACAATCGAGCATCTCGACGGCCGCGTGGAGATCGTGCGGTTCGATGGCAAGCAGTACACGCACGAACTCGGCAACTACCGTTGGACGGCCGAAGAGATCGGGGGCCGCGCGTGAGTTACCTCCCGCACGAAGCCGAGGCCGAGGCATCCCGCACGATCCTCGTCCATATCGACCCCAAGCACATCGAGCCGGACTCGGATGCGTTCGATGATGCCCTCGCGCATATGTTCTCCTCGTGCCGCTCGTCGGCCGATGTGTACGGGATCGTCGAGGAGACCGGGATGATCGAGGTGCGCGCGGCGTACTCGATCACGGGGCAACCGATGATCGTCGATCTCACCGACCTCGTGATCCTTGAGGAGGTGGACGAATGATCGCCGCCCTCCTCGCCGCCGTGCTCGTCGTGCCGCCTCCCGCCGGCACGGACACCCGCCGAATCCTCGACGCGCTCCGCCAGGTTGAAACTGGCGGCTCGCGCGACCCAGACCGCGCCGTCGGCGACGATGGCCGAGCGCTCGGCGCGTACCAAATACACCGCGTCTACTGGCTCGATGCAGTCGAGCACGAGCCGAGCCTCAAGGCACGCGGCTACGAGGCTGTCACCGACCGGGCCTACGCCGAGCGTGTCGTGCTCGCGTACCTCTCGCGCTACGCGAGGGACTGGTCGATCGACACCATCGCACGGATCCACAATGGAGGGCCACGGGGCGCAATCGGAACGCGCCGGAGAGCCACGGACGGCTACGCGGCCAAGGCCGCAAAGGAGTACGCACGATGCGGTACTTGAGCGTGTGCAGCGGAATCGAGGCGGCGAGCGTTGCGTGGCATCACCTCGGGTGGCAACCCGTAGGCTTCTCGGAGATCGAACCCTTCCCGGCGGCGGTGCTAGCGCACCGATTCCCAAACATCCCCAACTACGGAGACATGACGCAGCATGAGCAATGGCCACTTCGACCCGGATCAATCGACCTTCTCGTGGGCGGAACGCCATGCCAGTCATATTCAGTCGCGGGGTTACGGCAAGGACTCGCAGATCCGCGAGGGAGCCTCATGCTCACCTACTTGGCGATCGCTGATCGCCTGCGCCCACGATGGCTCGTGTGGGAAAATGTCCCCGGTGTTCTGTCGAGCGGGGGAGGACGGGACTTTGGAACCTTCCTCGGGGCGTTGGGGCAACTCGGGTATGGGTGGGCCTACCGGGTGCTTGACGCTCAATACGTGCGAGTGGGGGGATGGCCCCGAGCCGTCCCGCAGCGTCGGCGACGTGTGTTCGTTGTCGGATGTCTTGGAGACTGGGCCGCTGCCGGAGAAGTACTCGCTCTCGCCGAAGGCATGCAGCGGCATCTTGAGGCGCGCCGAGCGACGGGGAAAGGCGTTGCCGCCGATGCTGAAGGAGGCGTTGGAGGCGGTTGCTGCGGGACAGTCAGCAGCAAGTGGGCCAAGGGAACCGGAGGGCCGGCAGGAGACGAGTGCTACAACCTGATCGCGCAGCCGACCGCCGGTACGCTCGGCACTCGTGGCCTTCGGTCGCACACCGAGTTAGATGGGCACGGTGCGTACATCCCGGTGGCGCAGCCCGTGCCATACGACCTGTTCCAGATCACCGCCCCGGTCAACCGACAGAACCGCGCACCTGGCGACCCGTGCCACACGCTAGCGAGGGACAACGCGGCCCATGCGGCGGTGGCGTTCCACCCGACGCAGGATCCCATCAGCAGCACGGACGGATCGACCCATTGCATGGGGACTGGCAGCAGCCGTGGCGATGCGACTATCGCGGTGGCGTTTCAGCAGAACACCCGCGACGAGGTAAGACTGATGAACGGGGACGGGCAGATTGCTAGCGCTCTTGCTGCCGAGGCAGGCATGAAGCAGCAGAACTACTTGGCGCAATCAGCGACCACGCCAGCGGTGGCGCACACACTCCGCGGCGAGGGCTTCAACGCAAGCGAGGACGGAACTGGGCGCGGTACACCACTTGTTCCGCAGTCGATGACTGTCCGTCGCCTCACGCCTCGCGAATGCGAGAGACTTCAAGGTTTCCCCGACGACTGGACGATGATCCCGTACCGAGGGAAGCCTCCCGAGGAATGCCCGGACGGCCCCCGGTACAAGGCACTCGGGAACTCGATGGCTTGCAATTGCATGGCATGGATCGGCGAGCGTATCGCCGCCTATGAGAATCAGAACCCCTAACCAGAAGGAGCACCACATGACCTACGAGCAACGCGAGAACACCGGAGCACTTTTCCGCAACGACAAGAAGCAACCCGGCGAGCGCACGCCGGACTATCGCGGCGACGCGATGGTGAACGGGGTGAAGGTCGAGATCGCCGCATGGGTGAAGGAGTCCGCGAGCGGCAAGAAGTTCATGTCGCTCAAGTTCCAAGAGCCGCGCGAGCGCGATGCCGCACCGAAGGCCGCGCCTGCGCCGATCCCAGAAGCTGACTTCCCATTCTGACGAGGAGCACACATGAACAAGGCACAACTACTCCGCGAGGCTCTCCGCATCGTCGAGGAGCGCGGCTCGGCCTACGGCCCTCCGGCGCGGCACTTCGCTCGCACGGTCGGCGCGATCAATGCCGTGCTCGGCCACAAACTCGCCGCACCGCTTACGCCGGCGGACTGGGCGACGATGATGATCCTCGACAAGTTGGCGCGCGAGCAGCACACTCCGAGGGCCGACAACCCGCTCGACATCGCCGGCTACGCGGCGTGCCTCGCCGAGTGCCGGGAGGAGGCCGAGCCGATCTCCGGCGAGGTCGGCGACGAGTGGACGGAGCGCGCGTTCACGCTGCTCTCCTCGATGGAGTCCCTCGTGCGCGAGGCCAGGTCGATCCCGTGCGAAGTGGAGGCGAGGCGATGAGCGAAACGACGATATTCGTGACGGTGCATCAGTTGTCCGAGCGTACTGGGTTGCCAGTTTCGTTCCTGAACACGGAGGCAGAAGCCGGCAGGCTCCCGACTAGGAAGATCGGCCGGCATACCTTCTTCGATGTGGATGCGGCGGTGCGAACACTCACCGATCCGAACGCCATCGAACGCCTGACCGCCGAGCGCGACGAGGCTCGACGCGAGCGTGACGAAGCGCGCCGAGAGCGCGATGAATCGATCCTGCGAATGGTGCACGCTTCCAAGAAGGCGAGCGCGAATCTTGACGAGTTGGATCTCACGGAATCGATGATGGATCTTGTGATCCGCAACGGTGGAGGTGGCGCAGCGAGGATGCTGCTGTATGGCGAGGTGGAGACCATGTGGGCAGATACTCATGGGAGAATGAATGTGGCCGTGCGTATGACTCGTCCTATCGAGTGGAGGATGCGATGAGCAGCAGCGAACTCCAAGCCGCACTCCTCGCGCTCGACGAGATCACGGCGCAGCGCGACGAGGCACGGAGGCTCGTCATCGAGGCCGACTGGTGCAAGGATCCGGCCGCCAAGTGGCCCGACCTCTGGGCCGCGCGAGGGTGGCCCGTGCCGGGGCCGGAGACCACGACGCTCACCTGCCCGTACTGCGACTACCGCGAGGTCGTGCACGCGAAGCCGTCGCCGAGCGACCATGCCATGTGCGCCTTCTGCGCGATGGAGCACTCCGAATGAGCGACCTACTTACGACCCGCCAGGTTGCCGAGCGTCTCGGCGTGACTCCCGGCCGCGTGCTCCAGTTGGCGCGCGAGCGCGTCATCATCCCCGAGCACCGAGCCGTGACGCTCCTATGGCGCGAGCAGGACTTCCCGCGATTCGCTCGTCGGCCACGCGGCCGGCCACCGAAAGGCGGTCACGCTTGCCGCTCGTGATCGTTCGGCGCGAGGGGGAGGGGATCCGCGTGTCGTGCGGCGGTGAATCGATCGACATCGTGGTCGGCAAGATCACGGAGACACGGTGCACGCTCGACTGCACCGGGCCTCGTTCTCTCAAGGTCGAGCGCATTGAAACAGGAGCCTGTGATGATCACAGACAAGCAGCGCGAGGCAAGGACTCGCGGACTCGGAAGTAGCGACATGGCCGCGATCTTCGGCGTGTCGCGTTGGAAGTCGGCCGTCGATGTGTGGGCCGAGAAGACTGGTCGCGTGGAGCTTGAGTCGGGATACCCGAGCGAGGCCGCGAA